TTAGGGAAAAGATGAATCTTAGATGGATGAACATAGCACTGTTTTTTAAAGCAAATGACAAAAGTATAACACACGCAACTATTATACATTCACATCATTACTATGAACTTTACAAGGATGAAAATCCTAAATTAGAAGAGTTAGAAAAACAATTTAACTTTGCACCAGTTGATCTTGACACATTAGATAAGATTCATATGTTAGAAAATAAAGTTAAAAATTTAAGAAAAATAATACAGAAATATGAAAAAGTTAGTTAGTTCAGTAAGGAAGTCATTAAGGAATTTATTCACAGAAGATGATCCTACAAAAATATGGGTGCAGATACCTAGAACTTTTAAAACAAAGAAAGATCAGAATTACATGATCCGAAGAACAAAGGATTTTATAATTGAAAACACAGAGGTGGGATAATGGAAAACTTTGATAAGGATTATGAGGATGGAAACAATATTGAAAAATTAGTATTAAATTTAATATTAAAAAAATATCCAAAAGCCTATATCAAAGAAGGTTATTTTAAAGGGTGGGATATACACATACCCGAAGTAGATAAAACAGTAGAAGTTAAATTTGATCGTGTTGCTGAAACAGGTAAAAACATCTTAATAGAAATTGAATCAAATAATGAACCATCGGGAATGTCAACAACAAAGGCTGACTTTTGGGTAATATATGATAACATTAAATTCTATTGGTTTAAAACAGAACAAATAAGAAAGTGTATCTATGAGAATAAATTACATTTTAGGGAATATAGAGCCAAGCAAGACAAGAAATTAAAAAAGGCTTATATGATAAATAAAGAATTACTTTTAAAATACAAATTGAATAAACAAAAATAAATCAGATGGATGGAAGACAAAAAAACGGAGGGATAAGAGAAGGGGCAGGACGCCCAAAGAAAGCAGATGAAGAAAAGTTGATTGAAAAACTAGATGCTTTAATTGATAGTGACAAGGTGGTAATGAAACTGGGTGAGATGTGTCTTAAAGGAGATTCAAGAGCATTGACGTTATACTTCAATTACAGATACGGAAAGCCAAAAGAAAAGATTGACATCTCAGCAACAGAAGGTTTGAATATCAATTTTAAGGATTTGATTCAATTTGGTGATTAAGGTTAATCCGAAATATTCACCAATATCAAAAGCAGATTCTAGATACTTTATTGTAACAGGTGGAAGAGGTAGCGGTAAATCCTTTTCCATTAATTTGATGTTGTGCCTTTTAACTTATGAGAAAGGACACGTTATCCTTTTTAGTAGGTACACCTTAACATCTGCTTATGTTTCTATCATTCCGGAGTTTATCGAAAAACTAGAACTGCTGAATATCTTTGATCATTTCCAAATCACAAAGGATGAGATTCAAAACAAAATATCCGGCAGCAAGATTATCTTCAAAGGAATAAAAACATCATCGGGTGATCAAACTGCAAATCTTAAATCACTCCAAGGTGTTACAACCTTTGTATTGGATGAGGCTGAAGAACTAACCAATGAAGACACCTTTGATAAAATAGATTTATCGGTTAGATCGCAAACGCAAACCAATAGAATTATCTTAATCTTAAACCCAACCACAAAAGAACACTGGATTTATCAAAGGTTCTTTCAAGACAAAGGAATGCAAGAGGGTTTAAACACAAGTAAAGAAGATGTGACATATATCCACACAACCTATCAAGACAATATTCAAAACCTTTCAGAAAGCTACCTATCACAAATTGACAATATTAGGGTAAGACGCCCAAATAAATACAAGCATCAAATCCTTGGAGGATGGTTAGATAAAGCCGAAGGTGTTATTTTTGATAATTGGAAAATAGGAGAATTTAAAAAGGTAGGGGTTTCTGTGTTCGGACAAGATTATGGATTTGCATCAGATGAATCTACGCTAATTGAAACCAATATTGACACAACAAATAAAATCATCTATCTAAGGGAATGTTTTTATATCAAACACCTAACTACATCACAGATTGCTGAACTGAATTTAAAACACGCAGGTGATGCTTTAATAATAGGGGATAGTGCAGAGCCTAGATTAATAAATGAACTAAAATCTAAGGGAAGTAAAATAGTTGCATCTGTAAAAGGACAAGGTTCTATTACCTATGGAATATCCTTAATTCAAGATTATGATTTAATAGTATCTGAAGATTCGGTTAATCTGATTAAAGAATTGAATAACTATTGTTGGTTAGAACGTAAATCAAAAACTCCACAAGATTCCCACAATCACCTTCTTGATGCACTTAGGTACTCGGTTACCTACCAATTACAAAACCCAAATAGGGGGAAATATCATGTTAGATAATAAAGTTTTTGTTTTATAACTTATTTATGTTACCTTGCATATATGATTAACAAACAAACAAACAAAATGGAAACAATGAAACCTTTATTCACAGACATAGAACTAAAAGAAATTATTCATGATATAGATATAGCTTATATTGATATGATGGATAGTGAGGTACACAGACAAGAAGTAAATTGGTTTGTGCATGATCTTGAGATATTTGCAAGTGTGTTGTGTATTCGTGAAACGCTTAGCGAACCATACGAGACTTATGATCATCAAGAACCGGGAACATACAGATATTTTTTTGAAATTGATGATTGTTGTGCGTATTTTAACGATGAGGATTGTATTACAAATCATCAACTTGAAAATATAATAGTCCCAGTTTTAGAAGTTAAAATACACCCACATGGATAAGATACAAAATACACACGATGCAGAATATTGGAACAATGCACATCTTTGTTCTAGTATTCTTAGGGGATGGCATAAGATCAAACCCGGCAATGAAGAAATAAGATCAGTAATGACTGCTCTTCAAGAGATGACATTTTATGTGGCACGTTTAAAACACGATGCACAAGCAAAGGATAAGATAGTAGAAGAGTACAAATTAGAAAGGAATAAGTGGTGCATGAGAGCGCAACAAGCAGAGCGAAGATTTGACAACGCAGAGAAGTTGATAGATATTTAAAACTTTTGTTTAGTTGGTTAATTAGGGCAATCAGAAATGGTTGCCTTTTTTTGTGTTTAAAAATCCCTTCTGTTTTGCGTTATATATTTATGAAAGCAAGTGTAACTGTACCAAGTCTATCTGAAATCACACTAGAACAGTATCAAAGATTCTTGAAAGTTCAAGAGATTAACAAGGAAGATGAATATGTTCTTCAGTTAAAGATGATTGAAATATTTTGCAACGTTGATTATAAAGATTGCAGAAACATCAAATTTTCAGATGTTGAAAAGATCATCGAAGTACTCACAAAAACCTTTCAAGAAAAACCCGAACTTGTAACTACTTTTAAAATGGGTGGTGTAGAGTATGGCTTTATTCCAAATTTACAAGAAATTTCTTTTGGTGAATACATTGATTTAGATTCTTTTCTACCATCAGAACAAGATTTACATAGGGCAATGAATGTGTTGTATCGTCCAATAACAAACAAGGCAGCAGGTAAATATTCTATTGCAGAATATGACATTGACACAAAAGAGATAATGAAGCAGATAAAATTAGATGCAGTTCTTGGTTCTCTTTTTTTTTTTCAAAGTTTAGGCTTGGAGTTGTTGAGCGTTACGAGCAATTATTTACAGGAGGAAATGGAGAAACAACCACAATTTCAGCAGGATTTGGAAAAAAGTGGGGATGGTATTCAAGCATCTATGCACTCTCTCAAGGAGATATTGAAAGATTTGAAAGTATCACTTCCCTTGAACTAGACAAGTGTTTAACGATGTTAACATTTATGAAAGAAAAGAACGAAGCAGAAGCACAACAAATAAAAAATAAGCAAAGAAGATGAGCCAAGGAATAAGAGGTTTTTACCAAGTAACCAAAACACTAGAAGATCAATTGCTTTTAGATGAGAACTGTAAAACAGTTACCACTGGTGACATATCAAAAATCAATCTTGAAAAACAGGATATCTTCCCCTTGTCTCACATACTAATTAACAGTGTGACACAAAGCGACAATAACGGAAGTGCCACATATACCTTCAATGTTTCTATTCTTTCAATGGATATTGTTGATCAAAGTAAAGAACCAACCACAGATTTGTTCAGAGGCAACGATAACACACAAGACATTCTAAACACACAAATGTCTGTAAGTAACAAGTTGATTCAGATAATGCGAGGAGGGACTTTATTTCAAGATATGTATCAAGTACAAGGTGATGCTACGTTTGAGTTTTTTACAGAAAGGTTTGAAAACGAACTAGCCGGTGTTACGGCAACTTTTAACATCACGATTTACAACGATATTTGGATTTGCTGATGGATTATTTAGAACTAAGTAAAGCCTTAAATGCATTTGGCAAATATGTCATTCAGCAATCAAGATCAAACCTAACTAAAAAAGGTAAAAATTCTACAAGTGATTTGTACAATTCTTTAAAGTACGAACCGAGACAAGAAGAGGGTGCTTTTTTGATTGATTTTATAATGGAAGATTATGGTGCTTTTGTAGATGAAGGTGTAAGGGGTGCAGGTAGCAGTTCGAATAATAGAACATCACCATTTAAGTTTGGAAGTGGAACTGGTAAAAAAGGAGGTTTAACTAAAGGAATTAGTAAATGGATTAAACAAAAACCCATTAAACAATGGAAGGATAAAAAGACAGGCAAATTCCTATCCTACAAATCAATGACATTTTTGATTGCTCGGAGTATTTATAACAAAGGAACTAAGCCAAGTCTATTTTTTACAAAGCCTTTTTACCAAGCATTCAAACGCTTACCAGTTGAAATAGTAAAGGCATTTAAATTAGACATTGAAAAGGCAATTGTGTTAGGCACTAAAAGATAATTATGGCAAATATATTAGTTAGATCACCAAGGTTTGAAACCTTTACAATGTCGGCATCATCCAATAGTATAAAATTAGAACTTTATATCGGAGGTGTTTTAAGATATACTATTATTAAAAATTCTGCACCAAGCAGTGTTGTTACTTTTGAAATAGCGGAATTGATTAGGGATTATATTACGCAAACATTTGATGGAAATTATACAACATCAACTGCATCAACTGCATCTTCAAATGTAAAGCAATACACAGGACAAGATGGCACAGGTAATCAAAGTAGTCCAACTGCTATTGATCACATTGCTTTTAATGGATACGGAACTTTTATGGAAGGTTCTAATCCAACAATTAGTTCTCCTTTGTGGATGGTTTCAAAAGATGTAATTAAAAATGGTTACTATGTTTATTATCCTTTAAACACAAGTGGTAAAATTCCAATCATAACAAATGCAGGAAGTATTAGTTATAAGACATTTGCAACAGATGCCACAAGCGCAACACTTACAGGTGCTGACACAATAAACATTGTTAGAGTTGATTGCACAAAATACGGAAATGGGAATAAAATAACATTTGTTAATAAGTTTGGAGGATTACAAGATTTGTGGTTTTTTCTTAAAAGTGTTAAAGCAACTACATCAACAAAAGAAACCTACAACGCAAACACAATAAGCACAAGTACAGGTTCAGCGACTTACTCAGTAAACGCACCAACCAAAACTGTTTTTAATAAAACGGCAAATCAAAAGATTAGATTAAGCAGTGGGTATTATCCCGAAGGTGCTAATCCTTTCTTTGAAGAATTGTTACTTTCTGATCAAGTATGGTTGACGCAACCCGATCCGTATGATCCATCAACTGAGCAAGTAGTTCCAGTGATTATTTCCACATCTTCATTTACATATAAAACTAGTTTAAATGATAAACTGATTGAATACACAATGGAGTTTGATATGGCATTTGATTACATAAACAATGTACGTTAATGCAGAAAGTTCAGATATATGTAGGAAGTGAAAGGTTAGAACTTTTTAAGGATGAAACGGTTTCAATTACCCAATCAATCCAAAACATAAAAGACATTTCTAAAATCTTTACAGAATTTACACAGAGTTTCACCATTCCGGCATCACCTACAAATTCAAAAATATTTACTCATTATTACAACTATAATATTGTAGGAGGTTTTGATGCAAGAATTAAAGCAGCATCAAGTATTGAGTTAAATTACCTGCCTTGGAAGAATGGCTTTATGGCTTTAAATGGGGTGGATTTAAAGAACAATAAACCCTATGCCTATAGGATTACATTCTTTGGTGAAACAATCAATTTAAAAGACATTCTAGGAGAAGACTTGCTTTCTGACATATCAACATTATCTTCTGAGAATTTAATATATGATGCTGACACAATTGAAACAAAACTACAAGCTGATCCAACAACAACAGATATAATTGCCCCATTAATTACGCACACTAAAAGGTTATATTATGATAGTTCTTCTAGTGCAGCAGGAGATGGCAATTTAGAATACGATGTAGCAAAGCCTTTGCAAGGTGTTGAATGGAGTGATTTAAAATTTGCTTTAAGAGTACATAAGATTATTGAATCTATTGAATCCCACTAT